TGTGAACTTAGGGTTCCTGTTTGCGTCTTCAGGGTTCATGCCATACCTTGAGCCAATGCTATAATTAAAGTACCATTGACCGTCACAGCAGTATCCCATCTGATTGTTATATAATCCCCCACCAGTGTACAACATGTTTTCACCTCTAAGTATGTCAAGCTTTGATGTGCCAGTTACAACCTCTCCATTAGAGTCAAACACGATGTCTAGGTTGTTGTCCTGCAAGTAAGCAGTAGCTGACATAACGGTTCTATTTTCAACCAATGGAACAAGAACGCCATTATTTAACATTGACATTCTAACGTAGCTAACATAGTCTGGAGGCATGATCATCTTTAGATCAGTTCCAAGTTGTAGTTCTAGAACCTTTATGTTTCTTAGTGCGTCATAGTTTAACTCCTGTATTGATCTTTTTGCATGAAAAAGAATGGTGTATCTATCAACATTGTTGACTAGCTTATCATTCCCAACATACATTAGCATGAAGTTATTTACTATGTCAGATAAAGTAACGTACTGATACGACCCCCAATTTTGATCTTCAGGGATGTCTCCGTTATTTTTGTAGTACTGGTAATTGTTTATATATGGCATCTACTATTGTTTTTGTTGTGAGTCTTGTATCTCTTCTGACTTAGCTGCCTGTACAACTTCCATCTCTCTAATTGATACTCCAGCGTACTGTAATATCTTAACTACCAAACCTGCAAAATCACTTAATGGTAACTCAAAGTCTTGATAGAATGCATTACTAGGATTAAAGACTGGTTGACCAGCCGTGAATGAGCTATAAGTCCACACTGGATCTTTTGGATATCTTATGTACTGAGTAGTTATATTATTTACTATTGTTGTTGGATATACAATTAGACCTGTTTCTTGTAGTGTGTACACTGGATAGGAAACATCAGGAGCCGTTAAGTTTGAGTTTAATAGTGCAGATATCTTTCTTTGGCTAACTTTTTCTACCTCAATGTTATTGTACATAACCCTCTCTAGGTAGTAGTAATCTACTGGAGGTGAAAAATATGGTACTGAATAAGATAGTGATCCAAGAACAGAAAACTCATCAATTACCTCACCTATATTTTTTGGAACATCTGTGTATCCATCTCCAAACATTCTAGCGTTCTGCTTAACAATTGAGTTGGAGTAAGAGTAAATGTATTGTTCAAATATTTCAAGCTGTGCCTGCTTTGCAAATAAGTTGAATTCCTCTGGAGTAATGTAACCCCGATTGTCTTTACTTATTATTGACAGAACAGTATTTCTAACATCATTTATCATTGCAAGTCTTTTTACAAAGATAAACAAAAAAAGGCACTCTAATTAAAAAGTGCCTTTTAGGTTTTTATACTGTAGCTACAGTAAGTCCCGTAAGAGTAACAGGTAGTGAAGGGATAACATATCCCACTGGTTTTGTCCAGCTTGTTTTTAAAGCTTCAATAATTGCAAGTTGAATTGCATCACGCACATTGAAGTTTGTTTGAGTAGGGTGAAGTAATGTTACAGTTCTTCCATTAACATATGTAAGAACAGTGTTTTCTGCTGTAACAGCATTTGCATTATTTGTTGCTGCCGTACCTGCAAATACGCCTACTAAATCGTTAACTGATACTAATTGATTTGCCCCAACTCCTGTTGGGATACTGATAAATTTTTCCATTGTTTAAAAAATTAATGTGTTAATAATATACTAATTATGCTACTCTAATTAAACTACAAGCAGCTGGTAATGAAGGAATAACATACACAGGCTCTGTCCAGTTATAAGCTAAAGAAGCTGTTATAGCAGCTTGAATTGCATCACGTACACTGTAAGCAGCTTGAGCAGCGTGAGTTAATGTTGCTGTTTTTCCATTCATGTAATAAATAAGTGTTGTAACTGAAGATGCAGTTGCAGAATAAACCGCTACAACATGATTACTTGAAAGTAATTGATTTCCCGTTGTTGTTACGGGGATACTGATAAATTTTTCCATTGTTTAAAAAGTTTAAATGGGTTAATAATAATGCAAATATACTAATTTTCTGACAACTTATCTTCAAGGTGTTTGTACAACTCTAAACCTTCATCTGATTGAAAGTATGAAGACAGTACGTAAAGTGGATCCTCTCCAAATGGAACGGTAAGCAACTTCTTTTTATTGTCCTTGAAATTAAAGTATATCTCTTTTTTGTTGTTCTTGTAAATCAAATAGCCATCAGATATTGCTCTTGCAGCTATATTGTTGATTCTTAGTGATGGGTCATTAACAGCCTCCATAAATTCTTGTGGATAACGCTTTGCAAATAACATTACGTCTCTCTTTAATTCAGTAGTCTTCATTGACTCAACATTCGATCCCATTAACAAACGAGCAACAGACTCTAGTACTGATATATCTAAGTCTCTAGCTGCTATCTGTGCGTCAAGCTGATCGTATAGCATAGTCACGTCTTCCTGTGCGTCTTTTTCATTGTCGAACTCATAGAATTCAGTTCCATTTCCTGGATGGTAATATAAGAATTCCTGTAAGACAGGATTTGATTTTGGTACATTTAAAACACCGTCCTCAAATACAACTGGCTCTAATATAACGTTTTGATCTTGATCATCCTGAAAAGGAGTCTTTGAATTTCTTGCGTATCTAAGCGGATAGTTTATGTTTGTCTCTTCATCAAAATAAAGTAGCCTCTTTCTTGGGCTGTCTTTTGATGCTATGTAATAACTTAAAGGACTTGTATCACTATTTAATAAATAGATTCTGTCCTTAGATTCTAATTTTACTCTTTTAATTGTTTCCATTTTATATAATTTAATTTATTTTAAAAAAATAGAGAGGGACACTGATGTCCCTCTCTTTATTTAATCCTATTACTTGAATATGAAGAAGTTGTTTGCACCTAGTGTACACAAAGCTCTTTCAGACAAGAAGTTAACCTCCATTTTATCTATGTCGCTTGTTGCAGCACCACCTGCTGAACCTGTCATCCAAGTCTTGTAACGTCTGTCTTCAGTTTCAGATGCACGGTAACGCACGTGTAAGAACGGTCGTCTTGCATTTTTACCTAGAACTTGATCGTATACATTCATTGTACCAGCTGGAACTAAAACACCATTAACGTTACCGCCAACAAGACCACCACGAAGTGTAGCATCGTTTAAGTATTTCCAGTCAGTCTTGTAAAACTCATAACCTCTCTTGAATCCAGAGAAACCTAAGTTTAACGCCATTTCCTCAGAATTATCAAACAAACCGTAAGAAGTTCCACCAGCTCCGTAAGAATTTTGAGCAGCTAACATATCATCGATGTCGAATGAGAATTGACGATTTAAGAACAATGCGTTTTCAGCAATAGCTCCTTGCTTGTCAAGACGTTGTACAATTGCATCAAAATCAGATAATGCAGTTGGATTGCCTCCAGACCATATATTACCACGAGTTTCAATAGCATTGAACATACCCTGTGTACCAGCAGCAACAGCTAGAGTTGAATTGGCAGGGTAAGCAGGAACAACTGCTCCAATACCAAGTCCGCCAGAAGCAGCAGCTCCAGATCCAGCAACAGCAGGAACGCCTTCTACCATTGCCATCTCCAAGTAATCCTCAAAACGTAGACGAGTCTCGTGCTCTGACTTGATGTACCATAGGTACCCACTAGCTCCGTTTTCAGTAGTTACCTCAACCCAACCAACTTGTGCCATATCAGAACCAGCAACTTCATACTTATCTTTAATGATAATTGGCTTATTGTCAAAGTACAAATCTTGCGATTCGTTGCTTCCTGCCATTCCAGCTGATCCTTTTCTAAATTCAGAACCGTAAACAAATACAGTTACTAAAGAACCAGTAAAAGGAGTTGTTACTACATTATAATATGCAACTGTAAACGAACTTCCAGTAACATCAACTATTATACCTTTTTGTGATTCTGTAGAGACACTTTGTGATGAAATAAAAACAGTTTGTCCTAAACGAAAGTTACAAATAGCTGAAGCAGCTAAAGTAAATACTTGTTGTCCTGACGCAGCAGCCGCAAAAGTTACTCCTGTATATTTTGTATGTAAACGACCTTGTTCTGCCCATTTAATCATGTCAGAGTTAGAAGGAAGTTCTGCACCAACCATACGTAAGAATGATGCGATTGATCTATTACCGTAACGCTCAAATTCTTGCTCATATGTATCAGGAAGATACTGATTCAAGAAGTTGAAATCTGTAATATAATTTGTAGGCAATGTTGCCTTTACTGAGCTAGGAGTAATTAATACCCCTGGGCTCGCTGATATTGATCCAGCCATAATTTCTAAGTTTTATTGTTTCTAATTACTAATCTATTTCCACGCTCCGCATCTACCGATCTTACCTGAAATT